ACCCATGATTTCACATCGGGATAGTCTTCGAGCTTAATTCCGGCTTCATAGCGTACTACTATGCCTTTATCCGTTTCAGCAAAAATATAGGTGCGACGTGCCTTCGTAACCTGCTCACATGAAATTACGTGCCCATCAACCTTTGCCTCAACTACCTCTTTCACCATACCGAAAGACAAGGGCTGACCTGAACGCACTGTCTCCGTCACTTCCATTTGACGTATTGCTGAGCCCGTTCGGTTTTCACACATTGCTAAAGCGCTAGGAATAATCACAGCCCCTAGTAAGTCATCCTCCTCATCTGAGTCGATACGACAATGCGCCTTTACATCATCCAAGCTCACCGGCTCATCAGCAAGATAAGTGACTCGCAGCATACTTAATCCTTCGTCTTAGGAGCCGCGGCCTTAGCTGTAGTCTTTGGCTCATGAGCCTTAGCAATGCCACTATCAATTAACCGTTTGGCCTGCTCAGCATCAAACCCTGCCACATCAGTCGGGCTATATTTAGAAAAGTGCTTAACAAACTGAACTTGAACTAAACTCATCTCAACCTCACAAAAAAAGCCGGTCAAATCCGGCTTGGTTCTATTGAATTAAGCGCCCCATTGCACTTTAGTCAACACGGCTACTGACTCCACATGACGCGGGCCAAAATCATGTTTGGCAATAACACGAATTAAAGTCTGGTCACGCTGATATGCTGAAATAATGTTGCCTGAATCGTCCTTGTATGTTGCCTCTTTCGAATAGTCGATAACAAAGCCTTGATCCTCAGCAACAAAACAATCGCCGAAATCAGCGATATAAATTTCAGACCCATTTGAAGCACCATCCACATCCAAGTTCGTGGGAACCTGAGTCGTCGTGCCCACTGGATAGCCCATCAAAAAGCCAGTATCTAGTTCTGGATAAACCTTGTTCCCGTTGCCATCACGCAATGCCTGCAAAAAGCGCTTAGTACGTGGAGCCATAATCCAACCCGGCGACAACATATTGGCATCTGCTTGCTCAAGTAAAAGCACCAGTTTATTTAATTCAAGCGATACTTCAGCAACATTCGGACTGGCTTTGCTTGCCTCTACCACATTTGCTGGTAAGGCCCAAAAACGTAAACCTTTAGGATTATTAGCCGTTCCGTCATCACGAATAAAAGCCTTATCCTCTCGTAGACCAATAGCAGCCGTTAAGTCATTGATCACAATCTGATCGACTCCGGGCGCTGCTGTTGCGAGTAAATCATTAGAAATGGGCACCAAACCAGTCAGCTTCTTAGAGCTGAGCTTCAGGTCATCAAACTGCTGCTCTGTTGTTGGGATATCTGCATCAGCGCCGATATAGCCGACCACCGCACCACCTTTTAAGCGAGGGATAGTGATATTTCCGTTATTCAAAGGAATTGAACGAGCGCCCAATCGTCGTACGACAGACTTAGGTCGCAGTAATTCAATCACCTCAGAGGACAAATTCTCAGGTACTAACACGCCACCGGCTTGTGGTGTTAATGTGTTCAAGGAAGCAGATACCTGATCGCCATAGCCTCGCTGATGCGCAATTTGTGCAGCGAGCTGGTGATTCCCTTGAGCTGCAGCCAATGCGATAACCATCTTGGCCATACCAGAACCTGGTTTCTCAGGCTCTTTAGGTTGCGCCCATACTTTATTCTGATTAAGCTGTGTCGCCCCCGCATCGACTGGCGCAGCCGCAACAGCAGCCATGCTTTCCACTTGCTTTAATCGCTCAATCTTGGTCGTCAAATCAGCAAAGCTTGTAGATAACTGTTGAAACTCTGTCTCTTGCTCTGCTGTCAACGACCCTTGCTCAACCTCCAATGCAGCCAGCTCCTGAACTCGGTCATTAATCTTGGCTCGCTCCGCTTGCAACTCATGTAACTTTGACATTCTTATACTCCAGAAAATAAAAAAACCGCTCATCAAGGCGGTCCATATCGTTAAATCAATAAAATAAAATTAGCGGCAAGCCATTCCCATTGCGGCTGCCTGTGTAGCAATACGTTTAGGCTTAGAGCGTTGGGACGCAACGGAAGCAACGATCCGCTCTACCGCATCCTCAGGCACCTCCAAGCGATCTGCCAATTTCAACTCAATCGCTTCCTCTCCAAAAAATACACCTGCCTCTGTCGCTTTTACAGCCTCAGCACTGATACCCCGATTTCTCGCCACAGTATCTACAAACACCTCATAACTGCTATTTACTAACTTAGTTAACCACTCGGCAGCCCCTTCTGATAAGGGCTCCGCTGGATGCAAGTCATTCTTACGTGAACCTGCATAAATAGATGTAATCTTGACCCCTTCCTCCTTATACCGTTCACTTAAATCCAAATGTCGCGCTATCACCCCAATGGACCCCACACTAAAACTCGGGGCCAATACAATTTCAGAAGCTGCACTGGCCAATGCATAAGACGCTGAGTAAGCCCCTGTGTTTACCACTGCTGTACTAGGCTTAATGGCTCGAGACTGATAGATATAATCTGCCAACTCAAAGCAACCCGATGCAGAACCTCCCGGACTATCAATATCTAGCACAATGTGATGGACTAACGGATCATTAATGGCTTGCTTCATCATTGCTCGAATCTGCTCATAGCTCGTCATAGTGACACAAGGATCCATATGCACCGAGCGAGAAACTAGCGCCCCATAAATGGGAAGCACGTACACACCGGTATCATGAGCCGCTTGCAAGCGGCGCTCTGGCAATGAGCTCGAACTACTCGACGCCGCACTCGCTTCTGATGTGGCCACGACGTTTGTAATACTCAAGCTCATTGCTTGGTTGGCCCATTGCACTGCCATATCTAAAAAGTCATCGCGCACCAATTGAGGGCTGTTAAAAATCAACCCCATTAGCCGATGATGAGTTCCTGTCCTCATACGGTTAACACCTTCTCTATTTCTACTAGTGCCTTAGCCTGCGCCTCTTGCCCTTGGTCACTATGATTAAACTTAGTTGCATCCACCATATTCAATGGCTGCAAATACACATCGCCTCCTTCCACTGGAGGCAAATTTTCCAACCTTCTAATGTCATTGATAGAGAGCCAACCCCATTGCCTCCCAGTGGCATACGCTTTATACCTAGCTTCTTGGTTACCCCTTAAAAGACCACTCACATTGAACTCAATATACAGAGACTGCCGATCCTCTTTTGTCAGCAAGTCTCTTTGCATCGCTTGTTCATGACGCTTTAGCCAAGGCATCAATGCATAAATGACATACTGAATCTGCAAGTTCTCAACGTTGTTATACGTTGCCCCTTCCATGCTCCCAACCATAGGAGGCGGAATCTTGAAAATACGTGCAATGTCCGAGTCCGACAGCTTTAAAGCATTAATCAACTCTGCATCGATATTGCTCATCGTCAGAGGTTTAAATGTCATTCCTTCTTGCAGCAATGCCACTTTGCTTCGGTTTGACGTACCACCAAATCGTCGTTGCCAATCATCTGTAATCGTGTCGACAGTTTTAGGATCTTTAAAAGCTGGAGCGCCAACTGGCCGCTCTAGTACTCCAGATAATGCGGTTCCATTTAAAAACGACTTAGAGGAGTAATCAGAAAGAGCTAAGGTGTAGCCAATTGCATCCGCATGCAGCTCTATGGGAGAAAGCCCCACATAATGATTAATAGAGAACCAACGAACATGGTGCACTAACCGCTGCGGCAAACGCTGATCGCCAACCTGATAAATTGGATTTAAATCCGGTCCTTTTAAAACGTTCACTTTGTCAGGATCTAATGGATAAAGTCCTATAATTCGGCCTCTCCCATCTCGGTCAATAAAGCTATACGCATTACCACGAAGACCTGCAGACATCTGACTACCCTCACGATACTCAAAGGGCGTCTGCCAATCATTCGGGCAATATTTCAAGATGTCATAAGAGGGTGCTCCGCAGCAGGCTCACGCCCACCATCACTGGTTCTGTGATACAGCTCTACAGGTAGCTGAGCCACACTTTCGGCAAGCAGAGAGACGCACTCCTGCAATACCGGAATGCTCAAGGCTTTCTTAGGAGTCACTGTTTGACCTGCCGCAGAACGGATCGCTCCCATCAGACCTGACACCCAGCCTATGTCGCTGCCATCACCTACTGTTTTTTTACTGATAAGCATTTCTATCTATCACCAGTCCAGTAATGAGCAATAAAAAACCCGCAGTAATACAAGCTGCGGGTACGTGCATCATAGCGATGCCAGTTATCAAAACGCCAAATCCCAGTAACAAGAAAAATAGCGCCCATTTTTCCTTTCTATTCAAATCCCTACCCCCTGCTCATAAATACTGATGCCCTCATCAAAATCGATAGACACCATGACTCGCCCAATGGCCATCATTAAAGCAATCGCTCCATCTATCTTATTGTCATTGCCTTGTTTGATAGGCCGAACGACATCATCATTGCCTGGTAGATTTTTCCCTATCACGTTTGAAATACACCAAGTCATAATCGGGTGCCCATCATGATGAAAACGCCCAGACATAATGGCTGCCTCAAGCTCTTTCATTGGATCGCTCAAGTTTGTGTAATTCTGCGTCACCGTGACTGGATTCAATCCCTCATCATCTAAGTGATGACTCAAGTTTGTGGCACCGGACGGATCAATCGGAATGGTTTGGATTGGATTCAGCTCATTGGCTTCCTTCACCTCCTCCAAAATCTCCCTAAAATCGATCTCCGCGCCATCGGTAGTCAACAAGTGCCCTGAGTTAGCCCACGCCTGGTACCGTTCCGCCATTCTCCGGTTTTCCATGGAATAAATGGTTTCCTCTGGTACCCAAAACCGAGGGGCTACACAGTAATAATGCCGCTTCCCGTCAATATCCTCCCAAAACAAACGAGCCATGGCATTCATGTCTAACTTTCTGGCCAAATCCAAGCCTAAGACACAGCTTTGCCCTGCAAAGTCCCCTAGTTTTAAACTGGGATCAGCGAGGGAGTCCCATCTTGCTAGGTTATAAAAGCCCGTTTTTGCACTTACCCAAAGACCTAAATGCTTTGTCTTAAAGGTGTTAGTGAAACGAGCCTGCTTTATAGCCCGTTGTTGCTGGCTTTCTAGGTACTCTCGGTAAACAGACACCCCGATATTTGGATTGGCCTTAATCAAAGCATCAGGGCTTTTCCAATCATCCTCTTCGTCTATGGTCCAAATCCAACCAAACAGCTCCTCATTAGGAACTGTGCCTTCTAGCATCTCAATGACTTCACGGCGCTTGTCATAACAAGGACCTGCAATATTCGCTCCTGCTGTCGTGATAATAAAGGCCAGTGGTTGCTTACGCGCCCCCATACCAGTAACCATAGTCGTATACAGATCATCAGAGTCATGCTCATGATACTCATCAATAATGGCACACGAAGGCGAAGATCCATCTCCAGGATTACCAATTAATGGTTCAAACTTGGCCCCATCCGATGGTTTATTCATGTTCGAAGCATTGACCTCTATCCCTGCCGCCTCAACAAGCTGTGGGCTTCGCAACACCATCAGTCGAGCCGGCTTAAATACTTCCCACGCCTGCTTTTCTGTTGTAGCACCGGAATAAACCTCTGCACCAAACTCACCGTCTTGGACAAAGCAAGAAATACCCACACCTGCCGCTAACGCTGACTTACCATTTTTTCGATTAACTTCCCAGTACGACTCTCTAAATCGTCGGAACCCATCGGAACGCCGTTTCCACCCGAACGTACAGCCTAGGCCAAACTTCTGCCACGGCTCTAGCTTTAGCCTTTCGCGTCTTGAGCCCCACTCACCCTTGGTGTGCGGCAACAGCTCAATAAAATCAACACGACGCTGAACCTCTTCAGGGTCAAAATAATAAGGGTAGTCTGGATCCTCTGATTTTTTCAGATCGTCCAAGTGCCTTTGACACGCTAGTTTGATATATCGACACGCTAAGAATTTATTGGCCAGCACGTCCTTAGCAAATTGCTCCATTTGCTGCACTGCTAAGAATCGACTCATACTCACACCAAAGAAGCGAATGGGTTTTGATTATCCCCTGGTTTCGTGGCTCCGGTTAAACGCTGTCGACTTGATGGATCCAGCCCAAGCATGCCGCCATAGGTAGCCATTTGCCTAATGGCTTCATTTTTTGCTGTAACGGAAGGGTTTTTGATTGGACCGCCAGTAGCACCCTCTACCACTAAGCCATGTGCTTTAATATGGTCCTCTGCCTCCCTAAACTGCTGGTAGGCCATGCAATACACTTCTACGTTTTGTATGTCTGTCGCAGCGAGGATTTTTTCTACGCACAACTGAGGCACAATCGTTTCCCAAAGCGCTCTGCCATAATCCCCAATCCATTCAGGGCAATCTATATTTTCAACTAGTTTAAAATCAGGCTGCTCAACATTTAGCTTTCGCTTACCGGGGTTACCTGCCAACTCTTTTTTAGCAACTGGCTTCGCTCGGCGGCCTGATCGACCGGGAACACCAGCCATTTCACC